TTACTGTGCAGGATTAGAAAGCGGATTGAATTTGACTGCACTTTCTAAGTGTGATGGGGCGAAGTGCGCATAGCGCATTGTCATTTCAATTGTGGAATGGCCTAGAATTTCTTTTAGCACCAGGATATTCCCGCCGTTCATCATAAAATGGCTGGCGAATGTATGGCGCAAAACGTGGGTAAGTTGCCCTTTCGGCAATTCAATTTCGGCACGTAAAACGGCATTCTCAAAGGATTCATAAGCATCATTAAATAAACGCCCACGTTTCTTAGGCAGCATATCGAACAATTCTTTACTGATCGGCACAGTGCGATTTTTCTTTGATTTCGTATTCACGAACGTAATTTTATATGGCATAACTTGTGATTGGGTCAGCGTTTCCGCCTCACTCCAACGTGCACCAGTTGCCAAACAAATTCGTACAATCAAGCCCAAATCAGGGTTGCGGGAGTTATCGCACTCAGCTAATAAACGGTAAATATCCCGCTCATATAAAAATGCTAATTCTGTTTCTCGTTCTTTAAACAAGCGCACACCATCAAGGGGATTTTCAGCCGTCCACTTACGCAATGATTTCAGTTCGTTAAACACTGCTCGCAAGTAGGCGTGTTCACGGTTTACTGTGGCTTCTTTCGGGGGATTGTTTTTGTTTACCGAAAACTCACCATCAAGGCGGCGTTTGCGGTAGTCGGCAAAGATTTCAGCGTTAAATTCATTGGCAGGCGGATCGCCCAAGTTCGCGCACAAGTTCTTTAGTTTGGCTAAACGTGCCTCACCGTCTGACAACGTTTTACCGTGCAAATCAAACCATTCCTGCACATAAAAACTTAACGCAGGCAAATCGCTTGATTCTAAAACTTGTATAGAATCAACCGCACTTGTCGTTTGTTCTTTGGCTTGATTGTAAAAACGTAGCGCATCGCCTTTAGTTAAAAACCATTTACGCGACCGCTTACCGTTTACATAAACTTCCGCAAGCCATTTACCGTTTTTTGTGTCTTTGCGAACTGCCATTACTATAATTTGAAGTTTTTTATTAGATTATTTGATTCATCAAAAACAGATTGAATTAATTCATCTACAGATTTTTTATCATCTAATTCATCTACGGATTTTTTATCATCTAATTTATGAGATAGTATTTTGTATGCAGTTATGTTTACCAGTTTGCCATATAAGCGTTCATTCTTCTTTAATAAATCAGCTAATTCATCATTCTTATTAATAACTAAAGAATCAATTTCTAAATCTATATTCATCTGCATTAACTGATTTGCATACCTGTCACATATTTCCCCAAAATTTATACCAAGCCTAATTTCATAACGTAACAAAAGTACCTTTTGGTTTAATTTTTTTAAAGACTCTAATAATTTTACTTCTAGATCAAAAATCTTCTGTTTCTTCCATGAATTAAAACCTAGGCAAGCTAGAATGATTGCCACAATAGAACATAAAGAAGATATAAAAGACGGGTTAGCAACAGAAAAAGCAACACATGCAACAGAAAACGCAATCACAAATGGATAAACCAATAACCACAATAAAAAATCCATTATGGGAGATTTTGATTCTTCTTCGAAAAATCGCTTTATCATTTATTATTTAACCCACTGTGATTCAGAAATAATTTTAACTTTATGATTGCGTTCTGCTTGATATTCTTTTGCAATCATAATTTTTTTGCCGTAACTTTGTTGCAACCAATCACGAGAATTAAACATTCCAACAATCAAATAATCTAAATCAAGACGAAAATCATCGATAACGATTGCACCTTGAGAAATCGCTAATTCAGAGCATTTCTTTCTTGAACCGTATTTGAATTTCCCGGTTAGTTGCACTACCTTTCCATTTAAATCTAGTTCATTAACTAAATCAAAGAACGATTCGCCCAAAGCCATGCCATCGGCATTGCCTTCAGTGTCAGAACCACAAAAATCAACCAACAATCTTTTCAATCTTTCAAAGCCATTTGATGATAGGTTTTCAACATCGTTTTCTTCAAAAAATGAATAGAATTTACTTATAATTGGATCATCTTGTAAAAACGCATTTTCATCTAACCAATCAGCCAAACAACGAACTTCTTCAATAGCAATATGACCATCGGCAATTAATCCTTTGCATAAGCCTTGAAATTCATTTGTAATGATAATTGAACTATGCTTATTGACATCACGAACAGTGCAATCAGCAATAGCTTCATCCAGTTGTTCACCGATCTTATCTTGTAAATGCTCAAGTGCGGTTAATAACTCATCTAGGATTTTGCCTTGTGGTTCACCATCAGGGAAAGATAAAAATATTTGAGTAAATTTGCGAGCTTCGTTATAGATTCCGAGGGAAAGGGGATCAAGATAAACAGATGATTCAATCTCTAATAACCAAGTGTCTAAAAACAAGGCTTCGTCTTTGTTCATCGTTAAATCACAATAAAAGCCCTCAATCATGCCATACAGAACAGTTAAGAATTTTATATTCGTTCTTTTGTAATTGGTCATCATTTAGACTTTCTCCATCTTCAAAATCACCTTCCCCACCACATCAATATCACTCAATTCACATTCAAAACTGAATTTGCCGCCGTCTACACGGATTTTTCCTGCAGGTAGCACAGTGATATAACGGATAAGATGGGAGTTTTCGACGATGACGAAGTATTCGCCATCCACTAAATTGCCGTAATCGCTAGTGGCAAAGTAGGTGTGATTGTCTTCATCAATACGAAACACTTTGTCATAACTTTCACGGTCGTCTAAATTCGGTAAGTAAGGCAAAAGAAAGGGTTTATTTTCCATTATGAAAGATTTTCCGCTTTCTAGCTTTATTGCATGAAAATATTTCAGGTCGTCTGAATTATCGAAAATCGGCTCATTTCCATAGGCCACATAATCTAATCTTGCGCCCGTTTCTGACACGCAGCGAATGACTAATTCCGCAGGGAAAAAACCACGCTTAGCCCAAGTGCCAAAGGTACTGTGAGGCATTCCTAAATGATCTGCTAACAATTTTCTATTAGCAAAACCATACGCTTCCATGATGCGAGAAATTACTTCCTTACCACCGATAAATTCTTTCATTGAGCAAAATGACCTTAAAATTATTATTGACAGGGTCAAACGACCCGAAGTATATTTAAAGGGTCAAATGACCCAAATTATTATATACCAATATTTACCAATGGGAGAGTTTAAGCAATGAACAGCCTAAATGCAATTTGTATAAATGTACAGATCCATGCGCCTTACGTCACATTAAAGAAATATGCCGAGCTTACTGGGCTTTCGTTAGACAAAGTGCGAAAGATGAGAGCATCAGGCGAACTGCCTATTGCAGATAAAAAAGCGGAAAAGGGTTCAGTGTTAGTGAATTTAATCGCGATTGCCAAACAGGCGGCAAAACAAGAATAAAAAACCGCACAAAAGTGCGGTTAGTTTCCAAAAGATTTTAGTTATAAGGGGAAGACAATGACTAAAACATCAACCTTTAAATTCTTTGTTCAAGAGAAAGTCGAAAATGGCGAAATCTCCATTGAACAAATCAAAGAAATCACTGCTGTAATTAATCAACCTAATCCCGTTTCGTCAAACGCTCAACAAACGGAACAAGTACATCAAGCAATTCGGGCTGTGTTTGATGGGTTACGTCAATCAGCGCGTGAATCTCATTCTCCACATCATCAAGCAAATCAGGGTGGCGAGAAAGTCCACGCAACAAGCAACCCATCACGCGTTCTTGAAGTGCCAGTTGTAAATGCTGCTGATGAATCTGTGCTTGCATATCTTGAAGCGTTTTTTGCATCTGATCGTTCATCTTCTGAAATCCTTAAATTAAGTAATCGTTTATTCAATTTAGGGCAAGCATACAACAAAACAGGTAAATAAAAAAGCGAGGGCGCGGCAATGTATGTGTCTGAAAACGAAAGTGCGGTAGAAAAATGGCATCGTTTAAACGGTGTGCCCATGTCGAAAGCAAGAAATAGCGAAGAAGCCTTGCATGAAATGGGCTTGAGTAAATATCCCACTGAACGCGCTTTTAATCATCTTTCCGATGAGCAAAAAGCGATGTTAAAAGCGTTAGCAGATATTGAACCTTTTGAAGATTACATCTCGCCCGATCTGACTGGCGATAAGTTATGGCATTACAACGAAAAAGGCATTGATAAATTAACCAAAGCCTTTCACGCCATGTCAGCGCTTCGCACGCCTTTTCCGCGCGCTTTAACCCGTCGTGATTTTTACAATATCGACCCACACACAAGGGGGAAATAATGGCAACGAAAAACCGAACCATTATCAAAAAATACGCCGATCGCTGGCACAAAGAAGCCTGTCATTTATACGCAAAATGGCTCAACGCAAAACGCCAAGGCGATGAAAAAGCCGCCGATTATTATTTCAGCAAATATATTACGGCGGGAGACAACTGGATCAACTACACCAAATTTGCCCATTAAGGAAAAATCTTATGCAAGAACACATTATTGATTTATCTGAACGTTATGCCCTTAAGTTAAACGAAAACCACGTTTATATCCTGTACAAAATTGAACTCAATGAAAACGGCACTTATCAGCGCAAAGGCGGCGCAGTCTGTAAAGATTTACCTTCCTTGTTAGACAAGCTGATTTACTGTGAATTGATGAATGAGAAAGTAGAAACTCTTGAAGATATGCGCAACGTGCTACATGCCATTCACAGTGAAGTAACACGTATCGCCGAAATTCAAGCTACTTATGCTCAGGCATAAACCCTTTTTTATCCATATCTATTAATTTAATTCATCTAAATTTATTTTAGATGAATTTTAATAATAAATAAGCTGAAATGAATATGCAAATGTGGGAACAGCAACGTGACAACACCGTCAGTGCCAAAAAGGCACACATGGCGGTGGTTGCCTGTGAACGTTATCAGGCCGCAGAAAATGGTCATAAATTTGACCGCACTTTGTTGCCTTTTGATGAAAGCTGCTATACGCCACTGCAGCTAGAATTGTTCGCCACCAATCCAGTTGATTTTGAGTTTATCGAACAAAAACTTGAAAACCTACCTCGCCAACGTCAGCGTGAATATTTCCGTAAACTTTATCTTAAAGCCTATCGTTCTGTAAAAGACGACGGCTCGATTGCATTTGCCCTCGGCAATAAACAACGCCGATACGCCAATGATTATTTACGCGATATCTTAGATGTGCGTTTACAAAAAGTCTTTTCACAATACAACGTGAACGTAGATTTTTTGCAAGCGTTCATCAATACCCCGCAATGGTTGCTATCCGTTAAAGATGAAATACAACAAGCCGCGCAGTTCTCCACCGTGCCAACACGTGAAGAATTAGCAAAACACTACAATGAGTTGCATTACAGCGGATTCCGTTTTCAAGTGTTCGGCATCCAACAAAAGCAAAAACAATTACCTTTCTATTTAATCACCGAAAGCAAATTGAAAAAAATGGCGTATGAAATGGCAACGGCATTTATTCGATTTCAATGTGATTGCTCCCACTTTTTAAAAAATGGCATCGAAAAAGACAACGAGAACGACATTCAAGGCTATTTCTATCAGCTCTATAAATGGTGTGGCGAAATCGCTCTTTCTGCGGGTTTCAAAATCCCTCACTGGGAAAAAATCGAAAACGACAAACGCATCAAAGCCGAACACATTGACAGCACCTTACTTCGCTTAACTTGCGAAAAATGGTGGTTTAAGCAAATGCGAGATATACAAAAACGTATGGTCGAGCATATCGCTATTGCCTGTGGCGAGGTGCGCGCCAATGCCGCCAGTTATATTTCCAATCAAAGTTTCCAGGAATGGCAACTTCAACAACGCAAGAATCACGATTACTTGCGCGCCATGATTATTGAAAACATCGATAACCCAGAAGAACAGGTCGAACTTTTCGATATGTTCTTAAAATCATCATCTAACCCCGCATTACGTCGTAATGAAATGATGGTGCGCTTGCGTGGCTTGGAAGAATGGGCAGAAGAAAACAACAATGAAGCCTTATTTTTAACCCTCACTGCGCCATCATCATTCCACGCAGGCAATGGCAACAAAAAATGGTCGGGGGTGAATCCACGAGATACGCAAAACTATTTAAACAAAGTGTGGCAACAATTCCGTGCTTTGTTAGCAAAACGTGATATTAAATTTTACGGTATGCGAGTGGCAGAGCCGCACAAAGACGGTACGCCACACTGGCATGCGCTAGCTTATGTGCCAGCAGAACATAAAGAAGAAGTTATCCGATTATTTAAACAAAAAGCCTTAGAGTTAGACGGCAATGAAAAAGGCGCAGCAGAACACCGCTGCAAGGTGGAAGAATGCGATAAAACAAAAGGCAGCGCAACGGCTTACATTGCCAAATACATTGCGAAAAATATTGACGGTTTCGCCCTTGCTGGCGAAGTCTCAGACGAAGACCCGACACTAAGCCTACACGACAACGCATTGCGCGTTCGTGCATGGGCGAGCCGTTGGGGCATTCGTCAGTTCCAATTCTACGGGGGCGCGTCTATTTCTGTTTGGCGTGAATTGCGCCGATTAATCAGCGGTCAAGCCGATGATGAAATTATCAATAAAGCCCAAGCAGCCGCAGGCATAGCGAATGATTATGCCGCCTACATGGAAATTCAAGGCGGTGCGCTTGCTAAACGTACTGATCAACCCATCAAGCTAGATTATGAAACCAAGCCCGCGAATAAATATGGCGAACAACGTAAGGCTATTATTGGGCTGGCTAACCGATTTAGTCTTAAACAAGTCATTTCACGCACCAAAAAATGGCAAATTAAAAAACGCCCACAAGATTTTGCGCAACGCACGGAATCTATGGTTGAGCGTAGCTCAACCGCTAACAATAGCGCACGCAGTGCGCCTTGGACTTGTGTCAGTAACTGTAACCGCTCAATTATTGAGCAGAAGATCAAATTACTGACACAATCGATCTGCGCCACACTTAGCGCACAAAAATTAGACTATTTATTCAAGTATAAACGGCTAACTATAGATAAATATACAGCCATAGAACTCATCGAAAACGATGTGCAGTTAGTGAAACGGAATCAAAACATGATGACGTCGCTTTCCCCTGTGCCAAGAAACTTTCAAAAACTCAAAGATTTTCACAAAAACCAACGTATTCAATAGGAGAAAACGCAAATGAATAAAAGAAAACAGAAACAAATCCGCCAAATCTTAGCGGCAAAACGGGCGGAAAAGTGCGGTCAAATTGATCTGAAAAATTTGCAAGCGCAAGTGTGGGATCTTGCTGTGCAATCGCAACAAACCGCAAGTTGGGTAAAAACACAAGGCGAAACTAATCGTCTTATTTGTCGCTATTTTTCAAAAGAAATAGAACGGCTTGAGCAACGTAATACGCCAGGTTATTTTGAATTAATTTTGCTTGCGATTGCTGCAGGGTTTATCGGTGGTGTAGTGGGTTTTTTTTCGTGGTTATTAGCAATTCTTTGAGTAAAAATAATGAACAAATCCAATACCAAAAAATCAGACAAAGACTTATGGGCTACACCTTGGTGGGTTTTTCATTACGCAGAACAATATTTCAACATCAAATTTGATTTAGATGCGTGCGCCATGGAACACAACACCAAAGTGAAAAACTTTATCAGCCCAGAACAAGACACGCTAACAGCAGATTGGCAAGGGCGTTACTGTTGGATGAATCCGCCTTATAGTAACCCGTTACCCTTTGTGTTGCGCGCCATCCAGCAAAGCGTGTTACATAACAAAACGGTAGTAATGTTGCTCAATGTAGATGGTTCGACAAAATGGTTTGATATGTGCGTGCGCAACGCAAAAGAAATCGTGTATATCACCAATTCACGAATCCCTTTTATCAACAACGAAACAGGCGAGGAAACTGATCAAAACAATAAACCGCAAATGTTGGTGCTATTTGAGCCAAAAGCACCTTACGGCAGTTTGAAATCGTCTTATGTGTCGTTGCATGAAATGAAAGAAAAAGGGATGTTGCAATAATTTTTTTAAAAAAGTGGTTATTATACCCATAAAATAGTTGTTTTATTTTTTTTAAGTAGGTATAATAACCACCATTGAAAGGCAAGAGGGAGAAACAGTGGATAGCAAAACAGCAATAAAAATGATAGAAGAGGACGGTTGGTATTTAGATAGAGTTAAAGGTAGTCATCATCAATACAAACATCCTACAAAAAAGGGAACGGTCACGATTCCCCACCCAAGGAAAGACTTGGGGCATTTAGAAAAAAGCATTAAAAAACAAGCGGGGCTGTAAAGCCCCCTTATAAGAATAGGAGAAAAAATGTTATACCCGATTTGTATCGAAAAAGTAAGTGATGGTTATGTGGTATCTGTGCCAGATGTGCCAGGCTGTTTTTCCGCTGGGGATACCTTATCAGAAGCGATGTTAAACGCAAAAGAAGCAATCTCTTTTCACATTGAAGGGATGTTAGAAGATGGTGAAGAATTGCCTAAATCTAACCCAATAGAACAATATATTAATCAGCCCGAATATAAAGATTTTATTGTCACTGTTGTTGATGTTGATTTATCTCATTTAATGGGTAAGGCGGAAAAAATTAATATTACGGTTCCAGCGTTATTACTGCACCGCATTGATCAGTTTATTGCCACTCATCCAGAATATAAGAATAGAAGTAACTTTTTGTCTCAACTAGCAACAAATAGATTACTTTCTGCATAATAAAAGCCGCTATTTTTAGCGGCTTTTTATTCATCTAATATTTTTCTTAAATTGGCTTTTTCTTCTACTGAAAGCTTGCTTAAAACTAATTCAAGTAATTTATCTTTGGTTAATTTGCTACTTCGTGTTGTGTGACCAAATTCCATATTCATGACAAATCTGTGACCGCACAGGGGGTTTTTACACGCACAATAATATCTTGTAAATTCACTGTGTATTCTTTCAGATCTTTCGATAACGGATTTTGAATTGCAAACAGTGCAGTAAATATCTGTTGTTCTTGCCATTTTCCCCAAAGCCATCACAAAAAATAACTGCAAATAATTATATCAATGAATGGATTTTTGTACAGGCTAAAAACAAAGATTTATTTTGCGAAATTTTGTTCGCGGAACTTGATTTTTAATAAGTTTTTGATTTCTGGATCTTGATTTATTGTTTCTGCAATAATCTCTTGTAATGGCATCACTTCATCATAGTGATACACTTCACGATATTTCAACGGATCGCCAAGTCCGCCCGTATTTGTCGGAATAATCCCACTTAAACCTGCAGGAAAACGATGTGCGGTTAAAACATCTTGTGCCGAAATATTTTTAATGTTGGCAAATTCATCTTTGGTGCCAGTATCGCCAATCGGAATCACTTTTAACCCGTCAGGATGACCGCCCGCAATATTCACAAACATAGAGCGGAAATTTCCCACGCCTTTCGATTCGCTGATCTTTCTTGCTATCTCTTCTTCCATTTCTTCGGTTAAGTCGGGATCTGTGGAGTACAAAATAAAGCCCATGTGCGCCCCATTGCTAAAATAGCGACGGCGAAATACTGTCGCATCAGAATTTAGCAATGCCGATTGAATACCGCCTACATAATCTGGTGATCCATAGACTTGTTGCATGGGATCGTAAAGTTTAATGAAGATAATATCTTTCGCATCATAGCGATAGATTTCTTGTGCTGTATCATAAAGCGATTTTTTCATTAAATAAGAATAGCCTCCATCTTTACGCACACGTAAATAAAGGCTAGAAAGTGGAACTAAACGTACCACTTGACCAAAACCATTACGCACTTTTAAAAGTCCCACATCACCAAACTGAATTAAGTTAAGGCAAAGTGCGCGCATTTCCATACGAGATAATGCTTTACCGCCCTCATAGGTTGCACTTACCATATTCGCACGGCTATGTAATATGCCACCGTGTTGTGCGTTTTGATGGGGTAGTTTAGCCAGTGCATGACGATTCACTGGGGGTAAATAGCAGTTATAATTTTCATCAAAGCCAATACCGACATAATCCAATGCGGGTGAGGCAGTGATCTCACTCAAGGAAAAAGTGTGGTCATTAATTGGGGCAATAACAATCCCTTTTTTATTGTCTGTTTTTACATTAGTTTTCATTTAGTACGCTCCATCTGCGACGTTTGCGAGGTTTATCACTTAAGGATTTTTTATTAATGGCGTTACAAATGGCAAAGAATACATCAGCGTGTTGCGTTTTGACGGTGCGTTCTGCCGTAAATGTCATCGTATTACCACTTTTGGTTGATTGGTGCTTAATCATTAAAAAGCTCGGTACAATATCTAATTCGCTTTCGCTCCACTCAATTTGCCCATGCTCAACCAAATCATGCACTTTCAGCACCATGCCTGTTTTACTTTCGGGATTGTAAATAATGGCAGTGGCGGCACGGCGGGCAAACTCTTTCACTAATTCATAAACCCCATAGCCCACACCCGTCGCATCGATGCCGATGTAGGTCATATTGTATTTTTCATAAAGGGCGCGAATTTGATTGGCTTGATAGACATAGGAAAGTCCATTCCATTGATAGCGTGCAAGCACTCGATATTTTTCACCAGGTAACGCAGGCGGGGCAATAATCACAAAGCTAGCCCCATCGCCACTGTGTGCGGGGTCGAATCCGCCCCAAACTTCACGATCACCAAAAGGGCGCTCCGCTTTTGGGTTAAAGTCTTTCCATTTCGAAATATCTACACCACATTTTAAAAGTTGATGAACGGTGAAAATAGAATCCGCATCATCAATCCAAACGCACATATAAAGCTGATTGAACGCATATTTGCTATAGCGTTGTTTCAGTTTCTCAATATTAAATAACGTATCTGCACCGCCTTTTAGGGCGTCTTCAATGGTTACCACATAACGCCACTGACCATCGGGGCAAAGTCGCCCACCGTCGCGCAATTCTGAAAAGGTCGGGAATGGAATGTTTTTGCGTTTAGGGTCGCCATCTCGCCAGTTGTCGCCACTCCAAAAAGAATAGGATTCATGAAATTTGGAAGATGGCGTACTGAAATAGGTTTCACGCCATTTTTCATGTGTTGCCATGGCTGATGCCACGTCATTGAATCGCTGAAAGTCACGAATCCATGCATATTCATCGCCGTACACGTGGCCACTATTCCCTTGTGACGTATTTTTGTTAGTCGATAAAAAATGCAGTTCCGCGCCATTGCTTAAAATAATTGGATTGCCAGTCAGCTCAACACCGAAATATTCCCTCGCCATCTTCACGATGTAATTTTTAAAGATTTCTGCTTGTCGCTTACTAGCTGATAAGAATATTTGATTGTCGCCGCTAAAAATCGCATCTTCTAACGCTTCAAAACTGAAATAATAAGTCGCCCCAATTTGGCGCGATTTCAGAATATTGCGTACATCGTGGTGCTTGTTAGCGCGGATGTGTTTTTGATAATCAAACAACGAATCAATAAACGGCTGGCACATTTCGGGGGTGACGTGGGAAATATCATTTTTAACCCGTTTTTTCTTCTTGCGCTCATCGCCGTCACCGCTGTCGGCAAAGGTGCGTTCACTGCCAGAAACGTCCGCAGAATTGACCGCACTTTTTGCCGTCACTTTAGCTACCGTTGCGGCACGTTGTTTTTTATACTGAATATCTTTATCGATCAGGGCTTCTAGTTCTTTTATTTCCTGATCGCTTTTATTTTCACGTTCTGTCAGCGTAATAATGCGTAACGCAATTAATTCTTCAATCCCGCTTTCGCTGATTAAATTGCGCCAGTTGTATTTTTCCGCCCAATAGTAAATCGGGCGTGTGCTATTTAAACCTAATTCTTCAGCGATCTCTTTCGGCGTGTATTTTTTTAAATATAAAAACTTTGCCGCATAAATCACTTCGTCATCATAACGGCTTGTTTTTCGCTTTCTTAGTTTATGTTCAGCCATCGTCTTTTAATGCGCTTTAGTGTTTGTTTATGTTCTTGGCAAGTATTGTGGCAACAAAAACAGCAAAAATTTAATGGCAAGATTTGGATATCTTCGGATATAGCAGGTTATCCGTCTATATCCTACGATATCCAAATTTTGCTCCGTGATTTTGTAAAAAAGATCGGCAAAAATGACCGCACTTACGCAAATAAAGCGAAATACAGGCATTTCTAAAATGAACAAATCAAAACTAAAAACTGATTTTATTTGTATCGCCACATCAGGCTACACCGTAGATGGTCGTCAAATTACTGCCCAAGAATTGCGCGAAATGGCAGAAACCTACGACCCAGAACACTACACCGCGAATTTATGGCCAGAACATCGCCGTTGGTTCAACATGGGGCAGGTCATTGAGCTAAAAGCTGAAGAAAACGAAAAAGGCGAAACTCTACTTTTTGCCATCATTGCACCCAATAAAGAATTAATCGAATACAACCGTGCAGGACAATACTTATTCACCAGTATTGAAATTACCCCGAATTTCCGCAACAGCGGAAAAGCCTACTTATCAGGTTTAGGTGTAACCGATTCCCCAGCATCCGTAGGTACTACAGAATTAAAATTCTTCAACGCTAAACAAAAAGGCAGTGTTTGCGGTGAATTTATCAAAGTAGATTTTTTCGCAAAAGAAGATGTTGAAGAAGAAAAGGCATTACGCACTTTAGCGAATGTTTTTAAAAAACTATTTTCATCTTCCACCCAAACGGAAGAACAACCAATTCCCAATAACAACAATAATAAAGAGGACGACTCAATGAACGAAAAACAGTTCGCGCAATTAATCGGTGCGGTAGTTTCGTTAGGCGAAAAAATTGATAACCATTTTTCAGCCAAAGTAGAAACCAAAGAACCAGAAAACAAACCAGAAGAAAAGAAAGATGAACAACCGCAAGGCGTAACAGCAGAGCAGTTCAATCAACTTTTAACAACGGTTCAGGCGTTGGATAAAAAATTCAACGAATTAAGCCAAGAACAAACCGAAGTGCCAAGCGGTGTACCAACCGTTGAAAACGAAAATGTTTATAGCTTAAACGGTTACAACATCGACTTATCAAAAGGATTCTAAACAATGAATAAACAAGCGTATTACGCTCTTGTAGCGGCATTGGCTAAACATTTTAATCAGCCAATGGACTCTATTTTACGTGGTGAAAGTTTCTCGCTTAAAGCACCTGAAGCTGCATTGTTGGGCGAAAACATTCAACAGCGTTCTGACTTCTTAAAGCAAATTAATATGGTGCAAGTAGCGCATATTAAAGGGCAGAAATTATTTGGTGCAACAGAAAAAGGCATTACGGGTCGCAAACAAACTGGTCGTAATTTGGCTAATCTTGCTCATACCCAAAATGGCTTTGAATTAGCCGAAACAGACAGCGGTATTATCGTGCCTTGGTCATTATTCGATTCCTTCGCTATTTTCAAAGATCGCCTTGTGGAGCTTTATAGCGAATATTTCCAAAACCAAGTTGCATTAGACATCTTGCAAATTGGCTGGAACGGTCAAAGCGTAGCAGATAATACAACTCAAACAGATTTGTCTGATGTGAATAAAGGCTGGTTGAAACTTTTACAAGAACAACGTGCAGCCAACTTTATGACCGAATCTACAAAATCCTCAGGCAAAATTACCATTTTTGGTGATAACGCCGATTACGCGAACCTTGATGATTTAGCCTTTGACTTAAAACAAGGCTTAGATTTCCGTCATCAAAACCGTAATGACTTAGTATTCCTTGTCGGTGCGGATTTAGTCAGCAAAGAAACGAAACTCATCCAGAAAAAACACGGTTTAACCCCTACGGAAAAAGCCGCATTAGGTTCACATAACTTAATGGGCTCATTCGGTGGAATGAATGCCATTACCCCGCCAAACTTCCCAGCACGTGCTGCAGCAGTGACAACGCTTAAAAATTTAAGTGTATACACCGAAGCTGAAAGTGTACGTCGTTCTTTACGTAACGATGAAGATAAAAAAGGTGTGGTGACATCTTACTACCGACAAGAAGGCTATGTTGTGGAAGATTTAGGGTTAATGACTGCTATCGACCACACCAAAGTGAAATTAAACGGTGAAGAATAGGAATTAACACCAAATGGGAATGCGAGATTTTCAACGCCAAATGCAGGCATTAGCAGACATTAATCAAGTATCAGGGAGCAATACACAACAAAGTGCGGTTGCGACTCACGGTAATGATTATGCCGTGCTTGAAATTGCCTTACAAAACGATGTTAATGCAGTGCGCGCATTCCCAACACGTGCCGAAAAATTAACTTACAAGCGCGACCGCTTTTTGCCGAAGTGGTTGCCCTTTGTGAATGAATATTTAGATAAAGGGGCAATTTATCAGAATGATTACTTGGTTTATTGCATTGTGTATTTGTTTGACATTGCTGATTTTGACCGAGCCTTGTCATTGGCTGAGAAAGCAATTGAGCAAAATCAATCTATGCCGCAAGGGTGGCAAACCACATTGCCGAATTTTGTCGCAGACCAAATTTACAACTGGACCGATAAAACCGCCGCAGCGGGTCAATCCGTGGAGCCATATTTTACACAAACTTTTAAAAACGTGGCGACCCTGTGGAAGTTGCACGAAATTGTTACGGCGAAGTGGCTCAAATTAGCGGCGGCACTGCTTTTACGCAGTCCACAAGGCAAAGTACAAGCCAGTAGTATTGATGATGCCGAAACCCTTGTACTGGCTATCCAATTGTGTAACCGCGCTTTCCAACTCAATCAGAAAGCGGGTGTAAAAAATATGATTGAGCGTTGTGTCATGCGTTTAAACGCATTG